CCGGCGTCGCCGCGCAGGGCGGCGCGCGCGCGCGGCGCCCGCTACCCCCCTCACCCAGACCTCTCGCCGAAACCCGGACGCCAGGCTGACCGCACACGGGCAGGACGTTGACGCCACGGCGCTGGTCGCCGTCGTTGACGTCCTCGTGGTCAAGGCACTGGAGGCGGTCGGCAAGCGTGTCGTGCGGGCCGACCGGGCCCGCTTCAACGCCATGAAGGGCCGCCCGTTCCACGAGGCCCACGTCCTGTGGCCGACTGACATCGTCACCGTGAGCAAGGCCACGAAGGGCGCGTGGGACGTCGTCCCAGCGCTGCTCGACAACCACGGCTGCCCAGGCGTCGAGTCCGGGCGCGTCGTGACCCTGCTGGACGCCTACGTGTCCCAGGTCGCCACGCACGGCGTGCCCCACCGCCTGGAGCGCCTCGTGTCGGCGCTGCGCTACGTCCTGCCGGAGAACGCCATCATCCGCACGCCCAGCCTGAACCGAGCGTCGCTGGAGGAGGTGCGGTGATGTCCTCCCCCTCGACCTCCACCGACATCGATCTCCTGGACGAGGGCCCTTCGGACTGGGAGTCCCCCAAGTCGGTGGCGGACTGGCGCGACGAGATCGAGGATCAGTACCTCGACCTGGCCGAGCCGGCCCTGAATGACTTCCTGCGCCGGGTACGCTCCCTGGCCGAGGAGGCCCTCGACGCGCCGGTCCTTACGGCGGCCGGCGACCGCGTTCCGAACCCCTTCGCCTGGACATCTGTTCGAAGTGCGTGGCAGGCTGCGATCCGCGACCTCGTCCGTGACGAGCGCGGCCGTCGCCGCCTCCCCCAGTACGCGACCGTGCAGCGCATCCTGGAGGAGTCCGGGCTACCCGTCGCCGTCTACGAGGACGTGCGCGACCTGCTCAAGCGCGCCGCCTCGGAGGGCTGGGGCGAGCGGAAGACGAAGATCGAGCTAGGCAAGATGCTCGGCACCTCCCGCCGCAAGGGGGAGGCCACGACCGTCTACGCGGCCCGCCTGCGCACCCTGGCCCGCACGGCGGCCACCGCCAACGCCGCTCACCGCATGGCCACCTCGGACCTGGCCCGTAAGCGCGGCCGCCTGCGCTGGGTCACGGTCCACGACAACCGGGTGCGGCCCACTCACGTCGAGGCCGACGGGCAGGTGCAGGACCTCGGCACCCCGTTCCACGTCGGGGACGCTCACCTGCTCTACCCCGGCGACCCGGCCGGGCCGCTGAAGGAGACGGCGAACTGCCGCTGCATCCTCATCCCGACCGACGCCCGGCCGGCCGTCAACCGTGCCGTCAACGCCAAGTACCCGTTCTCAGCCATCGAAAGGACAGCCATGAAGCTTCGCATTGAGGAGACGGCCCGCCGCGTAGGCGAGTTCTCCGACCTCCGGGAGGAGCCTGCCGGAGACACCCTTCCCACCCCCGAGTCCGGGGAGGCGGCGCCCGACGGCCGTTGGGAGGGCGTCATCGCTCGTGAGGGCGAGATGACCGGAGACGGCCGCCTGATCGAGGACGGAGCCCTGCGCTGGGACGACCTACCCATCCCGCTGCGCGTGGCCTTCAAGGACGTCGGGGGTCACGACGGCGCCGAGGTATGCGGCCGGATCGAGACGGTTGAGCGGCGTGAGGGCGGCGACATCTACGCCACCGGCACCTTCGACCTCGGATCCGCCGTAGGAGCAGAGGCGTTCCGCCAGGTCAGCGAGCAGATGTCCAACGGCGTCTCCATTGACACCGACGACGTGACTTTCAGGATCATGGCGAAGGCTGACATGCCCGAGGCCGACGTTGCAGATTCCGGCAATGAGTCGGACACCGACCCAGAGGGCCGGGTCAAGGTCGCCGCCATGTCGTCCTCGGACGAGCTGACCGTCATCGAGTCGGCTCGCCTGCGCGCAGCCACCCTCGTGGCCGTCCCGGCCTTCGCCACGGCCCGAGTCTATGCCGCCGGCCAGGCCCCTGCCAAGCCCGCTGAGAAGGATGAGACGGGTGAGGCTGAGGAGACTCTGGAGGCGTCGGCAGAGCCCGTCTCTCAGAGCCGCGACTCCCTGACCGCCGCGGCCATCCCGACCGCCCCGCCGGAGGCGTGGTTCAAGGACCCGGCCCTGACCGGCCCGACCGCCCTCGTGGTCGAGGACGACGGTCGAGTCTACGGCCACATCGCCGCCTGGGGCACCTGCCACATAGGCCAGATCGGGAAGTGCGTCGAGCCGCCGACCAGCCCCTCGAACTACGCCTACTTCCGTACCGGCGCGCTGCGTACGGCGGAGGGAACCTCCGTGGCTGTGGGGCATCTCACAATGGGGACCGGTCACGCCGGCCCCAGGGACTCCGCGAACGCCGCCGCCGAGCACTACGACAACACCGGCACCGTCTTCGCGGATGTCGCGGCCGGTGAGGACGCCTACGGAATCTGGGTGGCCGGCTCCCTTCGCCCCGGCATCACTCCTGAGCAGGTCCGGGTGGCCCGCTCCGCCCCGATCTCTGGCGACTGGCGCACGATTCGCGGCTCCCTGGAACTGGTCGGCGCGCTCGCCGTCAACGTTCCCGGCTTCCCGGTACCTCGTCCACAAGGCCTTCTGGCATCCGGGGAGGTCCGCTCCCTGCAAGCCTCCGGCGTCGTGGCCCACGATGACTCCGCCGCACGGGCCTCGCACCCATCGAACGGGCCGATCGGCTCCAACGGCCTGACGCTCGGAGACATCTCGTACCTGAAGCGCCTGGCCGAGTCCGAGCGGCGTCGCGACCTTCAGCGTGCCACTGCCGCAGACAGGATGCGCGCCCGGGTCGAGCGCGCGGGTACACTGGCGAAGGCGGCGCAGATGGCGCGTCGTCTCGGATCCATCTGAGGAAAGGAACACAGATCATGGGATGCGGATGTGGACGTACTACAACCCCTCCAGTAGGCACTGAACCTCGGCCGCTGGCCGACGGCACGCTGCCCGGCGAGGGTTCCAAGGACTCCTCCCCGATCACGCGCTTCTAGGCGTAGCGCCACTCATCGTCATCGGTTATGATGATCCCTGTTAGAGGTCTCATGGACTCCTGACGCTGGGTGGATCAGCAGAGCCCCGCACCGTTTGCTCATGGCGGTGCGGGGCTTTGTCCATGCCTATGGAGTGGTATCTCACTCATAGGTGTATCCTTTGAGCCAACGGCATGGCAGCAGGGCCTCGTGCGTACCCGCTGGGGACGGGAACCCTGCCCAGCAACAAGACACGGAGGACCCCTCAACATGCGCAAGCACTTCGACATCGCCGTCTTCGCCGACCAGGCGGACGACGCTCCGGTCGAGACCTTCGACCTGGAGATCCCTGAGAACCTGTCCGACCTGAGCGCCGCCGACCTGGGCGACCTGCGCTCCAAGGCCGTTGACGCCTTCCAGACCCTCTACGCCGGCGGCGAGTTCACCGACGAGGACCTTGCCACGCTCGGCACCCTGACCGAGGGCATCGAGGCCCTGTCCGCTGAGATCAGCACCCGCGAGCAGGCCGCGGCCGAGCGCGCCGCCAAGGCGGCCGAGATGGCCGCCAAGGTCGGCGCCGACAAGCCCGTCGCCGAGGACGAGGACGAGGAGGACACCCCGGCCGAGGAGAAGGCCAAGGCTGAGGAGGACACCGCCGAGGCGGAGGCCGAGAAGGCCGACGCCGATAAGGCTGAGAAGAAGGCCAAGGCCGCCGCGGCCGACGTCGAGACCGAGGCTCAGGTGGACGCCGAGCCCGAAGCCGTCACCGCTGCCGCTCCCCGCGGCCCCATCAAGCTGTCCGGCATCCGTCGGCACGTTCACACCCCCGCACCTGCGATCACTGAGGAGACCTCCGTGGAGGACACCACCCCCAAGGCCCGTATGACCGTGGCCGACGTTCCCGGCTTCGCCGCTGACAGCGACGCCTCCTTCGAGGACCTGGCCGTCGCCCTCGACCGCCGCCTCCAGGGCTTCAACTCCGGCGCCTACGCCGCTGCTGCCCGCGCCGGCCGCGCCATGAGCGAGCGCCACAGCCTGGCCGTCGTGCGCAAGGCCTTCGACGAGCGCGCCACCGTCGGCTCCCCTGAGAGCGCTGACGCCGCCATGGCCTTCGCCGTCAACGAGAAGAACCTGCCCGGAGGCTCCCTCGTCGCGGCCGGCGGCTGGTGCGCCCCCTCCGAGACCGTCTACGACCTGCTCGAGGACGAGTCCCGCGACGGCCTGATCTCCCTGCCTGAGATCAACGTCACCCGCGGCGGCATCAAGTTCACCAAGGGTCCCAAGTTCGCCGACCTGTACGCGGCCCCCTCCTTCAACTTCACCGAGGCCGAGGCGAAGGAGGGCAAGTACCAGCCCACCTCCGCCACCGACCCGACCAACAAGGTCGGCGCCAAGCCCGTCTACCACGTTCCCTGCACCGAGTTCGAGGAGGTCCGCCTCTCCGCGGCCGGTCTCCACATTCAGGCCAACCTGCTCCAGCAGCGCGGCTACCCCGAGCTCGTCGCCCGCACCATCCGCGGCGCCCTCGTCGCCCACGAGCACAAGATGAGCGAGCGGATCATCGCCTCCATGGAGACCCAGTCCACCGCCGTCTCCATGGACTCCGGCCAGATCGGTGCCGCCGCCCCGATCCTGACCGCCATCGAGCTCCAGGTCGAGCACTACCGCTACGCGCAGCGCCTCTCCCGCTCCACCACCTTGGAGGCGGTATTCCCCTACTGGGTCCGCGGAGCCATCCGCACCGACCTGTCCCGCCGCGAGGGCGTCGACCTGATCGACGTCCCGGACAGCCGCATCGACGCCTGGTTCCGCAGCCGCGGCGTCAACGCCCAGTTCGTCTACGACTGGCAGGCCCTCACCGGCGAGGCCGGCGCCTTCAAGGTGTGGCCCGGCAGCCTGAAGTTCCTGCTCTACTCGGCGGGCACCTTCGTCAAGGGCAGCCAGGACGTCATCACCCTGGACACCGTCTACGACTCGGTTCTGCTCGGCCAGAACGACTACACCGCCCTGTTCACCGAGGAGGGCTACCTGGTCGCCAAGCGTGGTCACGACGCCCGTGTCGTGACTGTCCCGCTCAACCCGAACGGCGGCACCGGCACCGGCATCAGGCTCCTCGCCAACGGCACGGCTGACCCGGCCAAGTGATGACTCCGGGGCGGGAGGGGTCTTGCCGCCTCCCGCCCCGTGACCTCACGCAGCCACAGCCGTCCAGCAAGGAGGACAGATGCCCATCATCGCACCGAAGCAGCGGGTCAGCGCCCCCGCTGCCACGCCCCTTCCGGGCGGGCTCTTCTCCCAGTTCGCGCCCATCGAGGACTCCTCGGTGCGCTGGGAGAACGGAGTCACCTGGGAGGACGTCGAGCGCGCTCAGCTTGGCGCCATCGGCCAGTGGCAGAGTCCCGGCACCGTTCCCGGCCTGCCTAAGACCCTGACCGACCCGAAGTGCCTGACCCTGGAGTCCCGGGCCCCGCTCACCGTGTACGCGGCCTTCCGCACCACGCCGCTGGGACACTCTCCGCAGGAGGCGACCCAGATCGCCGCCTCCCGCCTGCTGCTTCAGGAGGAGCACGCCGTCGAGCAGGCACTCTGGAGCGGCGCTCCGGACCGAGGCCTCGGCCTCGGCAAGGTCCGCTCCTACGCCGCCAAGGGTAATGGGAAGCTGGACATGGCTCAGGGCCTCGCTGCTCTGGAGCACTACGCGGCGCAGTATGGCGCCCAGCCGACACTGCACATCCCTCGCCGCCTGGCCAGCCTCATGGCGAGCGCCAAACTGATCGAGGACGTGAAGGGCGGCGGCTTCGCCACCCGCCTAGGCACCCCGGTCGTCGTAGGCGCCGGCTACCCGGACGAGATGCAGATCGTGGCCACTGGCCCGCTCGTCATCTACCGCGGGGATGCCTTCACCTCGACCAACGGATCCGGCGGGTTCGACAAGGCTCAGAACGACCTCACCGGCGTGGCCGAGAGGCAGTACGTCATCGGCTTCAACAAGTGGGATGCGTTCCGGGTCACCGTGGACGCGGGGATCCCGCAGCTCGACCTGAAGGCGGCGGAAGAGTGATCTCCCGCGCAGCATCAGTCGCCCTGGCCGTGATCGCCGCGGCCGCGGTCTACACCATCACTCAAATCACGTACGAAGGAGAGCGCTGAACCATGGCGAAGACGCACTCATACACACCGGTGCTGGGGAAGCGCATCCGCGTCACCCCGCTGGACACCTGTGGCAAGTTCGACAAGGCCCAGCACAAGCCGGTGGCCACCTCCGGCTTCGTGTCGATCAAGCTGGCCGCTGAGGTCGAGGACGGCACGGAGATCACGGTCCGCAAGGCCGACGGCTCCCTGTGCGTCAACGAGAAGCAGTCCAACACCTTCAAGTTCTTCACCGTCGAGCTGGAGTTCTGCGGTGTGAACCCCTCCGTCCTGGACATCGTCACCAACGCTACGAAGTACCTGGACCACGCGGGCGACACCGCCGGCTTCAAGGTTGCCTACGGCAAGATCGAGAAGAAGTTCGCGCTCGAGCTGTGGACCGGCCTGTCCGGCCAGGCGTGCGCCGAGGGCGCTGAGGACGCCAGCGGCTACCTGCTGCTGCCCTTCATCACCGCCGGCACCATCGGCGACATCGAGGTCAACGGCGAGGACGCCATCTCCTTCTCCATGACCGGAGCCGTCACCAAGTCCGGCAACGCCTGGGGCACCGGCCCCTACGACGTCGTCAAGAAGGCCAAGCAGGGCGGCGGCGGCTTCGACAACGCGAAGCTCCCCACCCCGCTCGACCCGCTCGACCACCTACTCATGATCGACACGGCTCTCGCCCCCCCGCCGGACAGCGACCAGCCCGTCACCGTCTCCTGAGGCTCACCCCACCCTCAGAGGCACTGACAGCCCCCCCCCCCCGCCCAACCCCCCCCCCCGCGCGCCCCCCCGCCCGCCCCCCCC